TATTGGCGACATAGACCGCGCGTTACCGCTGGCCACGCTTGCCATAGAGCAAGGCCAAGCAATGCCCGAGCGTTTTAAAACCGACTTACCCACCTTTGTTACCCGCACCCTTTGCGATTGGGCCGAGGGCGAATACCAAGCCGAAAACAGCGCCAGCCCGTATTTGGAAACCGTTGTAAATTTAGTGCAGGCCAACACCTGGCCCGTTGACGAAATTATTGTGCTTACCCGGCTGTACAAAATTATGGCCCGGTACTGCGAAAAGCAAAACGACCACCGCGCAGCGGTAACGTATTACGAAAAATGTATTGCCGTTAACCCCGAAAAGCACGGCGTTAAAACGCG